CAAAGCACAGGTCAGGTGTATCACTTCTTTGAGCAAGCCGGCGAGCTTTATTATCTTTGGGGAAACAACGGTTCTCCAGTAGCAGCCGCTAACTATTGGCGAGACAAAATCACGCTTGATATAGGAAGACGTATTCGCAAGGTAGGTGAGGCTGGAACGCAGTACATTCCCTACGGTAATCGTCTTTTAATTATCAACGGCTTCGATAAGCCGATTTGGTTTTATGGCGACGATAGAATCAGAGACTTTAGCTTCACGCTTCCAACACCGGAAATGGAGCTTTTTGGAATACAGGTAGAATACGATGGAGCCAATGCTATCAGAGGAGCTAATACACACGATCCAACATTTACAAATGCCATCCCAGGTTTGGGCGATGATGATACTACTGATACTTCTTTTTTTAAGTACCGAATGACGTTTGTGACAGATACAGGATCTGAATCGCCTTTAGGACCACCGCAGTCAGTTTCTTGGACTAACCAAGCTGGCTTTACAGAGCGCCACGGTGTTTTTATCAACGAGCTTCCTGTTGGAAAACGAAACGGTGTTGTTGCTCGTCGTATTTATCGCACAAAGAACATGAGACTTCCTCAGAATGCTGATGCGCGTGATGAGCTATACTATCTCGTAAAACAAATCAACGACAACAGTAGTACAGAATACATAGACATTATTCCTGATTCAGCGCTAATTGAAGAAGCTCCTTCTCAAACAGCTTCAAGTATTATTTCAACGTCTTATGCTTATGGTGAAACCTGGAACAACAGACTTTGGTTGGCTGGCGGAACATTAAGACCAACAACTATTATTTACAGCGATAAAGGTCTTCCAGAGCAGTTTGGTTCTTTCTCTTACTTTGATGTAGGTTCTACGTCTGGTGGTCACATTACGCAGTTGTATTCTTACTACAACAACTTGCTTGTATTCCGCGAATCTTCTATAGACATTATCCGCGAAGCAAACAACATCACTACTATTTCTCAGTTAACGCCCGACATTGGAACAACTGCTTCAAATACTATTGCTTTGGTTCCTGGGATTGGCGTAGTGTTCTTAAACAAAGATGGGCTCTATGCTATTACTGGTGGCTTAGACGGTGGCTCTGCTATTACTGTTAGAAAGATTTCCGATACGATCTCAAAAGAAATCCAAACAATAAACGTTCCAGCTTTGCCTTCTGCAACAGCCGCGTATTCTAAAAAAGAAAAAGAATACTGGTGTCATTATCCTCGCAAGGGAGATCCAATACCATCCAGAGGATTAGTCTTACACCAATACAACGGCACGTTTTCTTTTAGAGGAGCTAACGATCCAACTAACGAATACCTTTGGTACTTCCCGGTTATTACTACAGATCCAACGGGCAACTTTATTTTAGGTACGCAACCAGATTGGAGATTGTTAGGTGCTCCTTCAGATCCAAATACAGTTGGTGCTATCGGCAGATTGGTTGGTGCGCAAGTTTGGTCTGGTGCTCCTTTCTGGGGACAAACACTAACTGTAGCTTCTATTACTGGAGAAGACCAACAGTCAAACTTAACTGGTACCAAAGGTGCTTTACAAGAAAACATTTGGGAATCTAACTGGATTAACTTTGGTTCTGGTGCAATCAAACATCGTGTTTTCCAAGTTGAAGTTGAGATTGTTTCTTATGGAGACAACAGACTATTTTTAGATTGGGGATACGACTATGATGTTACATGGAATTCAGCTTCTTCCCAGAAAATGGCGAAGTCGGAATTGGTTTACACGACTAATGAAGATCCTGTGTTTGGTCCGGTTGATACAGCAATCACCAAAGCTACCTTTACAATCGGAGATGATTCCTTACGAGGCGGAAGAATAGTTACGCTACGATACGACGTTAGAACTGGTTTAGTAGAGAACTTCCGTTTTAGATTGCGCCAACCTAACGGTTTGCCTTTCCATGTTTTAGGTTGTACGATCAACTACGCTGATGAATCACAGTCGCCTCTAAACCAAAACATTAGACTACAAAAAGGACAACCATACTAATGGCTAAATCATTTATTGAAAGACCGCTAAATCAGTTTGATCAGGTTAAAACAGATAACGTTCGCGTTAACTTGGATAAACACATCTCCACGTTTAACGGCGAGCTTGATGCTAACAACATGCCTGTAGAATCTGTTAGCCCTGCAAAGTTAGATTTAGGACGTGTAAAGCAAGCTGACTTATCTGGCACGATTACTAAATGGTCGTCTTCATTTCCTACGCAAGCTTACTTTCACACAGAAGCAAACAACAAAACTTTCAGCACAAACATTTACACACCTATCTTTAGCGTTGATTTAGATGTAGCTACTTGGTCACAGGGCTTTAACAAATTATCTTTGTTAAATAGCACTTGGCAAGATTTTCCACTTAACTTTGATGCTCGTGAGGGAATGCTTGTTGGTTGTGCAACTGTTGATTGGGAACACGGCACGCAAGTTGTTTCAGATGATGTTGAGCAAGCTTTACGCTCACGAGGAAACGATTGGTGGACTGAATGGGGCGTCTTTGTTAACAACGTTCTTGTTTGTAGGACTGGTAACATTTATCCGCGCAGACATACAACACAGTTGCCCTTTGCTGTTGCTTGTGGCTCACAGAATGTAACAATAGACGTTCGTGTTTTAATAAACAATTGGGATTATGAAGATTCACCTTCGCCACCTGTTGCGACACCGTTTAGATTATTCAGTAGCACAATTTGGTGCAGAAACCACTACAGATAAGGAAAAGTATAAATGCCGATAGTTAAAACAAGTTTGTTGCAAGATGGTGATACACCAGTAGCTGCTACATTAAACCAGCCGTATGATGATGTTGCTACTGCATCTGCAACAATTGATAACACAAACACAAGAGATAACTGGATTACACGATTTCACTTTGCTGGAAATAATGCGTGTAACGATCTATACACTTTTAAGTACCAAGGTACAGCAGACTTTGCTACAAATTCGACTTCTTATACAACAATCAACGTAGCTGGTCTTTCAGAGGCAGTTCTTAACTACGCACCTTCAACAAATGAAATACTTCGCGTAGAATCATCTGGTATAGTTTCAGCTTGTACACCTACAATCTCTTGGGATGTAGCTTTGCCGTTAGCTGATAGAGGTAAACCAAACTATTATGCATTTCAGTTGTTACTAACTTATAACGATGGTGGTCCTTCAGCTACAGTTAGTTTAGGCGAATGGGGCTATTCATTTACTACTGCTTCTTCTGTTAGATACGTCTCTGCCTCCGCTGGTGTTATGAAGAATACTGGTGCTCCTATTAGCTGGCAGACTTTTCAGTTTTCTACAACGCTACGCTATGATGGTGTATCTGGTGTTCGTACCTATGAAAAGATCTCTTTACAAGCAAAGGTTTATGACGCAGCAAACACACTACGTGTTAGTAGAAACAACATAGTTGCAGTGAGGGCAAAACACTAATGGCATACGTTAAACCAAATACCTTTGTTAATGGAACACCATTAACGGCAGACGACCTTAACGGAAACGACGAGGCACTAAAAACTTACGTCAACCAAGAGATCGTACAAGGTGACTTGGACAACAATCACTTTAAAACACAAGACATTCAAGTTGGTGATTATGATCCAATCGTTAATAACTATACATTTGCTACTGGTATTGATACTGGCTTAGCTAACGGTAGAGATCCTATTGATAGATCTTACTTTACGTCCAACATAAAAGCTTCCAGACAAACAGATAATAATCTTTTAGTTTGGCTCACGATGCCTGAGACTGCTCCCCATCTAATTTTAGAACAAGACGCAGAAGTTATTATTACTGTTGGATCGGCATGGGCTTGTACAGAAAACGACGTAGAGCCGGTTGGCTTTTGGGATAGCGACGTTTATCTAACGTACATCAACGTAAATGATTTGCGCACACTTTCAAACCAAACTTATTCTTATGCTTTTGAAGAAGCAGATCTAACAAACACATCATCAGGTAACAAAAATCCTTTTGGTGGCGCAGGATTGATTCCAGACGTTGCCGGCTCTGAAGGTCCAGGGGGCGAAACCGTAGCGTTTGCTGTCCGTCGTTGGATTGGTTTTACTGCTCACTTTAGCCTTTCAGCAGGTTCGTATAGGTTTGCTGTTGTAGTCAATCCAAAGGTTCAACGAGGTTTTGCTTCTGCTCGCGTGTTTAAAGCAGAAGTGTTCTATAAATAACAAACTTGACTTTATCTTTATCTACTAGGAGAACAATTAAATGGATCCCGTAACCTTAGCTATTTTAGCAGGCGTAGCAGGCACAGCAGCTTCGAATCTTGGAACGCTTATGCCAAGCGAACTTGCAAAAACAAACAAAAGACGCTTAGAAGAACTTCAAAGACGTGAATCACAGGGCGCTCTTGGTTTATCGCAGAAAGAAGAAGCAGCCATTAGAGGCGGCTTGCGTACTGGTGCAGATAGAGCGCGGGAACAAGCTGAAGCACAGCGCAAGGCTCTTCTTGCTGGATCTGGAATGGCTACTGGTGGTCAAGCTCTTCAGCAAGCTGTTATAGGTGAAGAACAGCAACAGCGTGCAGAAACTGCGATTGCTGGTCAAGTTCTTGCTCAGGATCTCGCTGAGGCTCAAAGAGAAGAAGAAGAGATGCGAGCCCTTGAAGCTGCTGTTGAACAACGACGCAGAGAATTAGCTGATGCTTTTGGTGCTGTTGCTGGTGCTGGTCTTGAAGCCGGCGCTACGACGAGCGCACAGCAAGCTATTATCCAAGGACCAAGAGACATTTCAGATGTTCAAGCAAAATCGTTAGGTGCTCAACTTGGTGTTAGTCCAAAAGAGGCGAGAGGCTTTTACGAGCTTGCTTTAGAAAATCCAGAAATGCTTCAGTATTTAATAGCTCTACAAGGATCTTGATAAATGACAATTAGAAATGTTAACGGGCGAAATGTCTACGTTCTAGAGCCCCGCCCTCCTACTGGTAAAACAACTTCAGGAAAAGCTTGGGCTACGCTTTATTCAGATCTACGCTGGCAGATTTGGGAAGAGATTCAAAAGAACGAACTACAGAAAATGAAGTTCGAAGCGCTTACTTACGATACGCAACAGAAAGTTTATATTCAAGCGCAAAAAGACATTCGCAACGCTATTACAGAACTACAACAAGCAAGAACTGATTTATCTACTGGTGGTCTAACTGCTCGCTCTGCTGCTTCATTAGCTGCTAGACAAGCCGATCTGGACTACAAAGTTGCACAGGCTAACGCACAGCGAGCAGCATCATCTCAGCCTACACTAACGTATAAAATTTCGCCAGCAACAGATTTATTTGGTAAACCAGATCCGACCTTGCCTCCTGTAGTATCAACAACTTTATCTGGTCCTGTTACTATGGAATCAGCAAGAGGCATGTTAGGTGGGCTTCCCCCGGAAACCGCTCAATTTGCTGGTGGCATTAGAATTGGCGCACCAGAGGTTGGCGCTGTTCAGGCTGCTCCTGCTGCTGCCCCTGCTGCTGAGACTATTAGTGTTGATGGTTACACACGGCAACAAAGACAAACTGCTATAGAAGCGATTGATAAAGATATTGCTAATTTACGTGCAGAGCTAGAAGGACTACAAGCTCCAGAAATTGGATTTGAAACTGATATATTAGCCAGAACACGAAGAGGTTTTGAACAAGACGTTGGTGTCATGGGGCAAGGTGGAGGTCCGTTTGGTCTTGCTGCTCGTCCTACAAGAACCATGCCGCGTGTTGATGAACCATTAGGCGCACAAAGATTAGAAGAATTTATTGCTGCTTTTGATGGTGATGTTGACGCTGCTGTTGAGGCTATGAGAGCAGCCGGCGCTCGTGAGGTTCCTGCTGGTGATATCTTCAAGAAACGTGGTGGTCGTATTCCCTCACGAATTCCTGAGAGCTTTGGTGCTGAAGAGCGTGTGGCTCCTATTGATGATGCTGCTCGCAGGGCTGCAATGGACGAAGCTATTAATGAGATTCGTGCCCAGGTGGCTGCTGGTACTGCTCCTGCCGCTGCTGCTCCTGCTGGTACTGCCGCTGCTGCTCCTGCCCCCACTGCTGGTACTGCTGCTCCAGCTGAAGTAGTCTACGAAGATTTAACACCAGAACAAAAACAAGTATTGGCTCAAACGCCACAAGGTCAAGATGTTTTAAGGAAACTTGAAGACGACTACCTACAAAGAGCTACTGCTCCTGCTGGTACTGCTCCTGCTCCCGCTGCTGCTCCTGCCGCTGCTCCTCCTGCTGCTACTGCTCCTGTTGTCTCTTCTACCGGCTTAGGTGTTGGAACTGGCACTGTTCCAGGGACTTCTGCTCCTCAATCTCTGGGAGGTCTAACTGCTGCTCCCGCTGCTGCTGGTAGGTCATTAGAATTAGAAGCTTTAGGGCTTCAGCCCGATGAAGCTGCTGCTGCTTTAGAAGGTATGGCTAGTGGTGCCCCTATGCCTGCTGCTGTTCCTTTCGGTGCCGGTGCAACAGTTGGCATGCCTTCAACCGCAATGCCCGCACCAGAACCAATGGCACCTGAATTTGATATTGGATCTCTAATAGAAGAGATTAGATCCTTTGATAAAGATAAAGGTCAAGTTATGGAAGAAGCCAAAAAATGGTTTGAATCTTCCAGAGAATATGCAACTAAAGATCAAAGAGGCTTTAGAATATTTAAATCAGATAAAACTGATGATGAGATCTTTGTAGATTATCTATACACTATGTACAGTGGACAACTTCCAACCACTATGTCGCCAGAAATGCGTCCTGAATTCAACAGAACAATCCGTCAAGAAGTTGAGAAACTTGCTGCTCAAAAATACAATATTTCAGTAGGTGAAGAAGAGGCTGGCGGTGCTCAACGTCAACGTGGCTCAAAAGAAGATCGCAGAAGACGCTACAAAACGAACGTAATTCAACGTGGAACCAAATTATCACAACAGCCAGATAAAGTTGCTCGTTTAGCTAAAACACAAGCTCCAAGAGAACAAAGACCAAAGTGGGCTGTTGTTGTAGATAGTCTTTACGAAACC